CTACTCCAGATCGGTACAATTGATCAATTTGAGAGGGTTAACCGAATCCATGTTTCGGCACTTATCCTGTTCAGTTGCCATCAATTCGATCCATTGCATCAAAAGCGCATCAAAAAGAAAAACGGAGACGGCAAAAACAACCAGCCACCAATACTTACGTATCATCGTCAAATCCTGTGTATTCATGCCCATGCGTGCTGGGAATATACATGAAATTTTGACGCTGAAAAGCGGACTTACAATGCTTTTACTTCTCTGAAGATAGCGCGTTTATCCCGACATTTCGCTGCTTTTTGGACAGGTTTTGTGTTTTTCTCTTTTTGACTTTTGCAAGTTCATTTTCTGAATAATGCGAAGTGACGCTCAATCTTCTGAGCCCCATTTTTACGTACTCATTATTGAGTTCAATACCGATAAACTTACGACCTGACGCCGCTGCGACAGCGCCTGTGGTGAAACTGCCCGCGAAAGGGTCCAATACGGTATCGCTCGGGTTAGAAGAGGCCAGTATGATCCGTTTTAACAGCGCGCTGGGCTTTTGCGTAGGATGGTTTTCATATTCATCCATCAGATAACGTACGCGAGGAAATGACCAGACGTTGCCCGGCACTTTTTTCTGATTGTATGGTTGGGGCGGGTTTTTTCGATAATCGATTAGCGCGCGCTTAGCGCCCGTGGTGGTCTCGACCAGAATCGCGTCACGGTTAAAGGTATAGCTTTTCGGGTTCTTTACCATCATCAGGATCGGTTCATACATAGAACCAAAGTATTTTTTCGCCTGCACCCCGGAACTATCATAGGACCAGACGATACGGCTTTTGATGGTAAAAAGCGTTCGGCATTTGAGATCGATATACGGCATATTTTCTGTGCTATTCATGATGTACATGGTGCCGTGTTTCTTCAGTACGCGGTGGCACTCATCAATGCATTCATACAGCCAGGCCAGAAAAGACGCTTCGTCCCAGGATTCGACCATACCGTCGAAATCTTTTCCGATATTGTAAGGCGGATCGGCAAAAATTAAGTCAATGCTTTCAGAAGGCAGTTTTTTAAGTTCTGTTAGCGCGTCACCGTGAATAATCTTCTTCGATTCATCGCCAAAGTACTGAGGTTCACATTCCGCTTTCATGACCAAATTCCATGTGATGCGTATAAAAAAGGCGCTTCCCCATGCCGAGTAGCGCCTTTTTAAACAAGCAGTTAGCTAATCGAAATTAGTTCATGCCGTACGGTAGAATTATGCGTTTTTATGTTTACAGGAGTTTTGCACATTTCTTTATATATCAAATGGTTAGATTGAATTTTGTACTGTATGTTGTTCCAGTGTTTTTTGTTGTTTATGCTGTTATACAACAAAATGTGGGGCACATGGTGGGGCACACGGAAAGGCTGTGTATAGATTACTGAAGCCACCTGCGATACATAATAACTCACACATGAGAGTAAAAACAGTTGTTCCAGTTGTTCCAGTTGTTCCATATATATATTTATAAAGATAACTTATTGTTTTTATTATAATGTGTATTTTCTGTCTGGAACAACTCTGGAACAACTTTTGGGGGGTTTGGAACAACTCAGTAGAGGAGGTTTGATGGCTTCTGGCATAAACAAGCTGACGGACAGAAAATTACGGTCACTGCTTGGCATGGCTTCTGGAAGGGAGTCAAAGCTTGCCGATGGTGGTGGGTTAATGGTCAGGATAACGAAAGCCGGAGCGATTAGCTGGTTTTTCCGGTACAGGATTGGTGGTCGTGACAGTGAGCCACAACGGATAACCCTTGGTAAGTATCCTGATATGAGCCTCAGGCAGGCGAGAGAACTCCGCGATCAGTGTCGTTCCTGGCTGGCTGAGGGACGCGATCCAAAGTTTCAGTTGAAACTCACCAAAAGCGAAACGCTGAAGCCTGTCACCGTCAGGGAGGCGCTGGAGTACTGGATAAGCGGATATGCCGTGGACAACCGGGTGAATGTCGAGAGGCATAAAGCCGAACTGAGGAGGCATATTTATCCCTACATTGGTGATATGGCACTGACTGACTGCGAAACCCGATACTGGTTGCAGTGTTTTGACCGTATGAAGAAAAAAACACCTGTAGCTGCCGGATATGTTTTCCAGATGTGTAAGCAGGCGCTGAAGTTCTGTCGTGTCCGGCGGTACGCTATCAGTACTGCGCTGGAAGATTTAACCATTCCTGACGTGGGCAAGAAGCAGGCCAGAAGGGATCGTGTACTCAATGATAAGGAGATTGGGGATTTGTGGTCTGTGGTCACAGAAGGTCGATGTTTCCGCCCCTACCATATCAACCTGATAAAAATTATCATGGTATTTGGCTGTCGCAGTCAGGAGGCGCGTTTATCTGAGTGGAAAGAATGGGATCGTGAAAAATGGATTTGGACCGTACCCAAAGAGCACAGCAAGGGCGGAGACAGAATTACCAGACCAGTGCCAGAAGCAATGAGAATTTACATTGAGCAATTGCATGAGGAGCACCATAAATCTGGTTTGTTGCTGGGGGAAATTAAGTCACCGGAGACTGTCAGTCAGTGGGGACGTCAGGTTTATAAAAAACTTGGACATGAAGAAAAATGGACGTTACACGATCTGCGCCGGACGCTGGCTACTCATATGAATAATATGGGAATAGCTCCACATGTTGTTGAGCAACTGCTTGGGCACTCAATGCCAGGTGTCATGGCAATTTATAACCGCAGTCAGTATTTGCCGGAGAAGCTGGACGCACTGAACAAGTGGTATAACCGTCTCGAAATTTTGGCGAATAATCACTCGAATATTGTTATTTTAAAGGCTGGTGAAAAATGAGAATTAGCAAAAAAAATGATTTACCTAAATGGTTTGATTTGAAGAAGTATCATGCTTTCGAAAAAATGTCTGATGCAGAATTGTTTTTTCAGTTATCAGCTCGTTGGGATTTATATGTGTTCAGTGCCCTTGAGGAACTATCTGAAATTGAAAAAGCCTGAGTGAATGTGTTATCTCTGATGCAGAGCTAAAATCTGAGTTTGTGAGGGGGGATGTTGATAGGGGTAACGAATCATTTGGGATGCTTCCCAAGTCCATAGCGGTTTCGCCGTTATCTATCTATGACCATTATAGTTTGCATGTTGATGTTAACGAGTATGCAAAAGAAAATGAGTTGGAAATGAACGCTACGAAATTCTCAAAATTTCTTTATCATCCGCGAAGTGTCAACGGATTTTTAGATAAAGATAATGAACACTATATGTATATGAAGGTCGATTTAAATTGGCCTGATAACTTAATTATTGCTGATATTCAAAAACTTTACCCATATGGCGGGAAAGCTTGGATTACAATTCCAAGGCTCAATGTTTGAGTTATGGCTGGGATTTGGCAAAAAAGAAACTTATCGATTATTCATTGTTCCCACTTATTGATATGTTGATTTGGGAAACTAAAACAGAAAATACTATCACTCACTCTGTTAAAGCTGTGGCGGTGTACCCCGATGGCGAGTATGGGAAAACAACATCACTCAAACGATCAAGCCTAATCTGGAAAAAATCTTCAATTTTTATTCTATAGAAAAATTCAGGCGCGAATTAAACGACAGGGGATTGCTACCTAAAAGACCAGCAGACTATTTTTATACGCCAACTCAGGAAGATGAATAAACTTAAATTTCACATGATGTAAGGCATTAAAGCAAACAGGAGAATAGCCTCCACAAACGTATAAACAGTGGAGGCAACATGCAAAACACCACCTTTACCCCGCCCAATCCTGAACAGCGTCGCGCCCTTTTGGAAGAGTACGGCTTTAAGTTTGACCGCCGTATTCGTGAAGAAGAATGCAGCGAGATCACCAGTCTTTCCCGCTCCAGTCGCTGGAAGATGGAGCAGCAGGGGCGCTTCCCTCCGCGATGTCACTTTGGCCGCAATAGCTGCGCCTGGCTTCTTTCTGATGTCCTCTGGTGGGTTCGTAATCCGCCTGCCGTGGAAAACGTTAATAACCCATACAGCCGCAAATCTGCTTAATTAACCACAGGTAATCAGAGATGAAAAAGATTAATGCCCTCAACGGGCAGGGACTTGCTCAACCTGAAATCGGCCAGATCATTAATTGTCGCGAACTGAAATTTCACGGTCAGACCGTAGTTCCGTATGACAATGGCGACGGGAAAATATGGGTTACGGCAAAACAGGCCGCTAAATTGCTTGGATATGCCAATGCCAGATCAGTCACTAACTTGTACAACAGCAATGCTGATGAGTTCACACCCAGCATGTCGCAGGTCATCGTTACAGTGACCTCGGGAAAATCAAAAGGTTGTGGGAACTTAAAAACAAAGACGCGCATTTTTTCTCTTCGTGGGCTTCATTTGCTGGGCATGCTGGCAGAAACACCTGTTGCGAAAGAACTGCGTAAGTGGGTTCTCAATTTGATCGATGGTGAAACAGCAACACAATTCCCCGATCTGACTGGTCTCAGCTTTGCCTCTATGAAAGAACTGTCCGTTAAGCAGATCACTGACTTCCTAGTTAAAGCAGAGGAGTACTCAAAGCGTGAAAACGGCACAAAAGGCAGTCTGAAAATGCATCGTCGTAAGAAGGAGAAGAAGGCGATTGAAAACGCAGAACGGGCTGCGAAGCAGTTTATTAACTTCACACTCGGACTTGAGTTTGATGATGGAGTGGTATGCGTATGAACTATATGACATTGATTCCCGATATGCAGACCGATATTCCGGAAATTCGTAAGCAGGTTATTTCCGGTGACTGGTCTCCCATTAATCGCGGCGAATATACGCTCACCGATCTGGGGTTGCGCCATAACGGTAACGGTCTGGTTTGGCTGCGCTCAGGTGTATCTGTGCATGAGGTTGACCACGATGAGGGATTCAGCGGAAAAGCCAGAGTGTCATTTGATTACCATGAGGGGATATGCCCGGCACGTCCTGCGGATGGCGCGGGTTTCAGCCGTGGTGTGCATTCTCATAAAGTGGATAGCTACTGCCTCCACATTCTCACCAGTTCTCCTTCATGGGTTGAATACTGGCACCGTAATGACGGTAAGGCCCTTACTACATTTGTGGTACAGGTGCTGACCAACGAACGGCAGGAGGCTTTCGACGGCTGGGTAATTTATCGTCACCCGCAGCAGATGGACAAATACACCGTTATTCACCAGGAGCGGGACAAATATCTCATTCAGGAATATGTAAAGCGCGGCTGGAAATGTGAATCGACCTACGAGCTTTCCCTGCTGGTGAAGAGCAACATTGAGTTTAGCCGTCTCATGGCCCGACTGGGTTATGTGAAAGTTCGTACCAGCAAAATTACCGGACGGCAGGGGACGTTCTGGATTTATCGTTCTGCTGAAAAGGGGCTGAATGCAGCGCAGAAACAACCGAAACTGGATGAGGCACACTTTGCTTCCGTAAAGCGTGTATCACAAGGTAATGATGCGTTGTGCAAAAGCAACATACTGTTAAAAAAGGAAAAACTTGTTGTTGTGCAGGCATCTGAAACAGAACGATTTGCTTTCAGGTGTGTGGCGGTCGATGGTCGTTATCTCTGGGTTTATGCGGATCATATCCGTTTTCTGAAAAAAATCCGCACCCGTGTTGACGGTAAGCAGGTTCAGGGTTACTCAGCCAAAAAAGTGAACCTGATTATTGAAAAAAGTGATTCGCCCTCATTATGCAATCATAACACATTGATTAAAAATAGTATTTCCTCCGTTGTGCAGGCTGCCGAAACGCGATACACACCAGATGTCCTCGCTACAATGTCACCGCAGGATATTTTATCCGCAGCAAAAAACACACTGGTACAGATCTGCGCCACTCATGGTTATGGAATGATGGCGCACAACATCATGCTCAGTCATGGCGGGCGAAATCTTGTGTCAGTACCACCGTCTAATCTGGCAGGCTGCCTGGTCGATCTGGATAAGTTGCTGAACGTCGCCAGTGCCGGGCAGATGGAGGTGTTACCATGATGGTTTGCTACCAACATAGTTTTCCGATTTCAAATTGGGAAAATACAGTCTGCACACCTCGTGCGCACAAAGAAAAAGGCAACGCTGCGAACGTTGCCTTTGGGAACCAGATTGATCACTGGTCAGGATTGTCTTTGGATTTCTTGCGCTGTCGGCGTTTGATTTCGCCTTTTGCGGCAGTAACTAAAAATCCGGCTGTACTCTCACCTTCCTCTTTGAGGGATTCTATATCTTCCATTACTTCATGGGGAATACGCACAGTGGTCATTTGTGACTTTGCGTTTTTTGCACCTGTTGCCATTACTGACACTCCTTTGAATTGGTGTATGTCAGTATACGCAAAAAAAATATTAAAAAAAGGCTTGCGGTGTATTTCACTATGGAGTAGTGTTTGTTGTGAAGGTGAAATACACCTTGAGCAGTGCGAAGCCCAACGCGGACGGCAATCCGGTTGGGCCTCTAACCACAACGTAACTTGGACTTACATTATGGCATGTTTACATGATATCCAAACTCGGCCTGAATTTGTATACCTCTTTCTGGCTGTAGCTCGTTCTAATCCTCAGGACAAACCTCACCGCGAGGAAGTTGTTGCTCTCTCTGAGCAGGAAGCGCGCAAACTTCTGGCGGGTCGCTTTGTGCTTTCTTTCGCTGGACGCATTCCTGTTCAGGAGGTGGCGCATGTCTGAACTCACCAAAACTGATGCCCTGATTGAAATCGAGGCACTCGCACGTGCAGCACAGTTCCTGACTGATACGCCAGCCCGCACTGAACTGGCAGGCATTCTTATGTCGCAGATTGAGGAAACCGCGAAAAAAGCGCAGGAGGCCAGCCATGACTGACATTCTCGAAATTATCCGCCCACACGTTCACCTGGAACGCCAGGGTAAAAATTACGTTGGTCTTTGCCCGTTTCATCAGGAGAAAACGCCGTCATTCACAGTTGATCCTGTCACTCAGACATTTTGCTGTCTGGGTTGTGGTGCCCACGGTGATGCCGGGGAGTTTGCAAAACTGATGCTGATGAAAGGAGCAGGTACTGTTCTGAATGTAAACCTTCATGTCGCCCCGGATTTCACAGGCCGCGTTGTCGTTCAGCTTAAAGAGGGTCGCCATGTATGTGATTACCCGCTGGTGAATGGTGAGCAGGCAGATAACGAACATGGGGTGTGCAATGACTGAAAATTACGGGGAATACACCGAAAGGCTGTGCCGTAAGCTGGCAAGAGCCTATATCCGTCATGTCGTGCAGGACAGCGGCAGACCTGTGGCTTACGTTAATGCTGATAATGGTCAGCGGTTTATTGTCATGCTTGAGGAGGCGTCGACTGCCGTTTGTATCCGTAAGGGACTGGTGGCTCCGGCTGAAAAGGAATATCCGGGACAGACAGGAAAGGAATTTGCCATCCACATGCTGAATGTTTGTTTTGACGGCGACGATATCAGCAGTGAAGGGCTGGAAGTGATGAAAAGCGTGTTTGCTGATGGTGTTGCATCCATTCTGGAGCAGGAGAAACACAATGGCTGATAAAACCGGACTGATTATAACAGGCGGCGTACCGGCGGGTGGTGATGACTATATCGATTCACAGGAATTGCTGGTAATGGTGAATGATGCACGTAAGGAATGTGGGCAAAAGCCGATTCGCAATAATGATTTTGTTGCCCGCATCAGGGATGAGCTTTCCGGGGAGGCTTACGAAACTTTCGTAACCCCCATGGACAGTAAAAAAGGTGGTGCAGATCATGAAGTTATTGGTATGCGTCGTAAGCAGGCTCTTCGAGTCGCTGCCCGTGAGTCAAAATCTGTGCGTCGTTTACTGGCTTGAGGAAAGAGTTATGGCTATGAAAACTGAATTAGCAACGGTGGCGGCTTGCGACCTGCAAATCATTGAGTATCGCGGCCAGCGCGTAGTGACAAACGAACAGCTTGCAGCAGGATACGGTACGGATGTTGCCAACATCAAAAAGAACTATTCGCGCAACGGCGATCGCTTTGTAGAAGGAAAACATTTCTTCAAAGTTACCGGCGAAGAGTTGGCAAATTTGCGAGTGACTTTTAGTCACCTGCAAATTTCCAGCAAAACCCGCTCTCTTATGTTGTGGACCGAGCGTGGTGCCGCTAACCACGCGAAGATGCTGGAAACCGATCAGGCGTGGAGTTATCACGAAGACCTGGTGGAATTTTACTTCACTCAACGTGATGCGATTAGGGCCCCAGTACAGCGCGAACTCTCCACAATGGAAATCCTGCAGATTGCCATGGCATCTGAGCAGGCTCGCCTTGCAGCAGAAGAGCGCGCTAAACACGCAGAACGCACTAAATCACAAATCAGCCGTAAGCGCGAAGCCTCAGCGCTCGGAAAACTCAGTGCCATTACCCGCCGTTGCCGTGATCTGGAAGATCGTCTGGGAGAAAGCGAAAAACAGGCAACGATTACCCGCGTGGAGAAGTCCACGGGTAAAAAAAGGGAATACAGCTATGTCCTGCTGCGCCAGTGGTGCAGGGAAAACGGTGTTCAGCCTGGTGACGTTCCTGACGAGCGCTATGGCAGCGTGAAGGCGTGGCCTGCTGAAGCATGGCTGGCTGTTTATGGTATCGACCTGAAAAAACTGGCCGGAGGTAATGTATGAGCAGCATCGAACAACTGCTTACCCGTTGTGATATGGGCAAAGAGGATGATGAGGCGCTTACGGAGATCCGTATACATTCCGAAGGTGCTTACGAGGGCATCATGTCCGGGCTGGGATCTGTCGGTAATATCGTGTTCTGGGCCTGCGGCAATAAAGATTACACCGATGAAATGGCGCGTAAGGATTTGTGTAACCTGGGTGAAATGCTGATGTATTTACCCGGTATCGCTTCCGCGCTGAAATTTAATGCGGATGAGGCTGACTTCAGTATTAACGAACGCAGACGAAAGTCAGGAAAATAATTAAGACGTAAATAAAGCGTATTTATTCTGAAATTAACGGCCATCAGGTCGGGGGATTGTTCGCCCTGATGGCAGGAGAAATATATTTATGAACCAGTTGACTAATTCGCTCGAATTAAACCGTAAACACATTGCTGATGCCTTTATTCATTATTGTCGCCTGCGTAACGGCGGGACAGCAGTACTTAACCTGATGGTGAAAAAACAGGTTGTGGCGCTGGATAACCTGACGGCGTCCGCAGTGGAGAACTGTCTGATCCACAGCATTGAGTTGCAGTGTTTCAGTAAGTTCGGGCGTGACAGGGGGCTGCCCATGCTGGTGGAGACCTACGCCGGGATGACGGGTAAAGACAACAGCCGCCTCACACCAGAAGGTGTGGCATTTATGAATGAGGTCATGGCAGCAGCGATCACGGCAGCACTGGCTAATCCGAAAGATAATAATTTTGGTCTGGAGATTTATCATGCGTAATACACAATTAAATCAGTTTTCGGCTGAATGTAACCAGACAGATAAATATATCCGGATGAGTCTTCTGGAAGCGGAAAAAAATTTTGTACTTTATTACCACCGTCAGCAGGCTGGAACCCGTACGGTTGAGCCGGAAAACATTATTCAGAAACTCGATAGCGGTGAATTTGACTCCGATTTAGTAAAAGGGTTACGTCATGTCGCCTCTCTCTGGCATGGCATGCACACCGGGTGTTTTGTACTTACTGGCGAGCAAAATCTTGCTCTCTGGCGCTGGGTGGTAGCTGCTGTGTTTGTCTGTGAGATGCTCGATACAAACGGAACCGTCGAAGTGAAAAATGAGCAGGGAGAGCCTGAGGAGGTCGCCGTTTATAGCGGAGAGCATGGGGGCATTGTTATTTATCCGTGGTCGGAGCGTTTTTCCCTGGCAAATCATGTTGAAGGACTGGCGTATGAAATGTTCCCTGCAAACAAAGCCCCGGAAATGGCCGCCGCAATTTACCGGAGCATGATCGACATCAGCCCTGTTACTGGCATTGATATGTCTGAAGAGGGGCTTAAAGGTATGGCACTGCTGCATGACGGTTTTATTGAGACGCTGAAAACAGAAGGTCTTCCTGATGCGCCAGCGATGCACTGAGGGGCTGACGATGAAAAAAGCACCTAATTTTAAGCACCTGCCAGCGGATAAATTTACTGAGGCCATTATTTTTGCCGGTTCTGAGGCATACGCTCACGCTAAAGGCTGGGAAGAAGGAATGGGCAGGCAGGTGGCCTGTGACTCAACGCCGCCGGTTTATCTTGGCACGAAGCAGCTCCGGGAACTGAAGAACCTGAGAATTGTTGATGACGGGCGCCGGAGTGCCCGTGTTTATCTGGCCGGAGATATCAGTCCGGTCATGGTTAATGCAATTGCAGAAAAGCTGGCGCTGGCGGGAGTGCAGGATGCGAAATTATACAAGGGTATTCCGGACAGGCAGCCGGAGGACTGGCGGGACTATCTTACACGGTTACGTGAGCAGGCAGAACGCGGAGAGAACATGATCCTGCAACTCCCCACGTTCAGAAAAGGCCCGGCGGCAGAAACGGATGATGAACTTAAGTCACGCGTTGAAAGCCGTGATGATGGCGTCTTCTGGGTGACGCCAAAAGTCGACAAGGAAAGCGGTGAAATTATCAGTAACGAGAGCTGGCTGTGTTCTCCGCTGGATGTGGTGAGTACTGGCAGCGACGGCAGGGAGCGTTATCTGATTCTGCGCTGGCAGCCGGAGGGAGAGAAGCTCCCTGTTATCCGTGCGGTTCCGCTGGCCGATATCGGCGAACGGGAGGGCTGGCGAACCCTCAAGGCCGGAGGGGTGAATGTGACCACCAAAAGTAACCTGCGGGCGATTCTGGCCGACTGGTTACAGCGCAGCGGTACGGGGCAATTGTGGCATGTCGCGCATGCAACCGGCTGGCAGTGTGGCGCTTACATCATGCCGGATGGCGAAATTATCGGGAAACCTGAACACCCGGTACTCTTTAACGGGCGCAGCTCTGCGGCGGCAGGTTACACGAGCAAAGGTGACAGTAAAAGCTGGCGCGACAGTGTGGGGGCTCTCGCTGACGGTAACTGGTCGATGATGACGGCTGTTGCGGCTGCGCTGGCTGCCCCGTTAATCGGACTGACGGGCGCAGATGGTTTTGGCCTGCATTTCTATGAACAGTCCAGCGCGGGCAAAACCACCACTGCCAGCGTTGCCTCCAGTCTGTATGGCAATCCGGATGTGTTACGTCTGACCTGGTACGGTACGGCGCTGGGGCTGGCAAATGAAGCGGCGGCGCACAATGATGCTCTTATGCCGCTGGATGAAATAGGCCAGGGGGCCGATCCGGTCGAGGTCTGGAAATCAGCGTATGCGCTGTTCAACGGAACCGGAAAACTACAGGGGGCGAAGGAAGGCGGCAACCGCGAACTTAAACGCTGGCGTACAGTGGCAGTCAGTACCGGAGAGGTTGATATGGAAACCTTTGTGGCGGGGGCGGGGCGCAAGGCAAAGGCAGGACAACTGGTGCGTCTGCTCAATATCCCCATGAGTCGCGCCGTTGCTTTCCACGGGTACGAAAATGGCAGACAACATGCCGACGCCATTAAGGACGCATATCAGAATAACTATGGTGCTGCGGGGCGGGAGTGGATCAGGTGGCTTGCAGAACATCGGGAAGACGCCGTTGCAGCCGTCAGGACTGCGGAAGAACGATGGCGCAATCTTGTCCCGTCAGATTATGGCGAACAGGTTCACCGCGTGGCTTCCCGCTTTGCTGTTCTTGAAGCGGCATTACTGCTCGGGAAGGTGATTACCGGGTGGGATGAGCAGCGTTGCCGGGATGCCATTCAGCACAGTTACAACGCGTGGATTGGTGTGTTTGGTACCGGCAACAAAGAAATTGAGCAGATTATCGAACAGGCGGTGAGCTTTCTGAGTACCTTCGGTATGAGACGGTTTGCCCCGTTACCCTATGACGAGCAAAGCCTGCCGATAAACGAGCTTGCCGGATACCGGAACAAAGGGGCTCACCATGATGATCCGGTGTTGTTTTATGTCTTACCCGCCGTGTTCAGGACTGAGGTTGCACGGGGATTCGACAGCGGTCAGTTTGCCCGCACGCTGTGTGAGGCCGGAATACTGAAAAAATCACCGGGTGACAAAGGGTATCAGACGTTAACACCACGACTCAGGCACCTGGGCAATATTCGCCTGCGTTCTTATTTACTGGTTCAGCTTGATGAGGAGACAGCCCGATGACCGCACATATCGCAGCACATGGCCGACTGGTTGTGGATGTACAAAGTAGGACTATCAGCAATGGTAACAGTATGGCGTATACCCGTCTGGCAGTAGCGCTTCCCTGCCGGGATACAGAAAATGGCGAACTCACTTTCTGGCTGGCAGTGACGGCTTTTGGCAGGCAGGCGGAGTACCTGCTGAAACACCAGAAAGGCGACCTGATCAGTGTTTCCGGCAATATGCAGGCCAGCCAGTGGAAGGGAAATAATGGTGTCATGCAGACCGGCTATCAGATGGTGGCGGACTCGGTGATCAGCGCGAAAACGGTCCGGCCCGGCGGTAACAGGAAGAAAATTTCCGGCGGGCAGTCAGCGCCGCAGGATGATTTTTCGGATGACGTGCCTTTCTGAACACTGGAGGGCGGGGAAACCCGCCCGCATACCGGGTGTGCAAATGAATAAAGAAATGAAAGAAAACATTATCAGGCTGAAACGCATCGGACTGGGTTATAAAGCCATCTCTCGTGAAACGGGAATTAATATTAATACGGTAAAAAGTATCTGCCGTCGTTCAGGTCTGTTTCGTGATAACCCTGAACACCGGGTGCTTTTTACCATTCCGGAACCGAAATACAGCACAGAACTGGCGATGATTAAACCTCTGCCACCGCAACAGGTTATTACCGGACATAAACAGACTGATGCTTATCTGTGGGTGCTGGAGGTGATAAAGACCGGAGAGTCCGCGCATATTGCTGCCGCAGAAGCGGCGCTGAAAAAACTGACCATCACGCCGAAGGAAGCGCAGGAGCGTTACACGCGTTACCTTCAGCAAAACGGGGCTGGATGGACGGCGGTATTTTCCACCATGTGGCTCGATAACCCGTCACATTATATCACCATTGCGAAAGCGCAACGGGAGGACGCCGCCAGAGTGCGCGGGGTATTTGGTACCCATGAGGCAGTTTTTGAGCCCGTACCAGCAGAATGTCTTATTGAGTCAAAATATGGACCATACCGGGAAATTTACTGCGATTACATGCAGGAAGGCAACGGGGAGTTTATTTATACCGATGTCCTTCCCGCACCGCACACACTCAGCGATGTTGTCCGGGAATTTCAGTACTGGGACTGGCTGTCGCGGATGCGGGTGGCAGCATACAAAGAGCTACACCCCGACGAGTATGCCTGGGAAAACTCGCATATTTATCACAGGGAATACTGGCTGGAAAAACAACTGGAAATTATCAGACCAGTCAATCGGGAAGAGGCGCTGGATGTACTCAGATGGTATCTGGCGTTTCCGGATTTTGAAGACTCAGGGCGTCGTCAGGACGGCGTGTATCTGAACCTGATGGGGTCTCATCAGGGGGATTAATTGTATTTCATTTATTGCATCATAATGGATGTATGTTGCAATAAGTGAGATAATTTACGCATCCCGTTACCAGAGGAAATCATCGTGAAGCTTGAGTCTGCACTGAAACACTTCAGCCCGCAGGGTATGCATATCAGCGACGACGTGAAAGGAACCTCTCCGGATCGTCTCACCGGTACAGATGTAATGGCGGCTATTGGTACCACCAGCAGCCGTGCGCGCTTCGGCCTGGCTGCTTTCTTCGGAAAGGCCGGGATCAGCAAAACGGATGAGCAACTGGCAGTTCAGGCGCTGGCGCGTCACGCGATGGATACTGCACCGAAGAACGTGCGCAAAGCTGCAGGTGGTGAATTTGGCTGGTGTATGCTGGTACTGGCGCAGTTTGCCTTTGCTGAGTATTCCCGTTCGGCAGCTACCAGCGTGACATGTCACACCTGCAAAGGCAGCGGGCGAATTACCCGGACGCAGACAACCCGCAAAGTGTCTTACCCGTGGGGGAAAGCGCCATACTGGGCCAGTAAGTCCCGCGCTGTCCGCCCGTCTGACTGGGCGAAATGGACAGAGGTAACGGAGATAGTGCCGGCAGTCTGTGAAGCTTGCGACGGTAAGGGAACAATAAGCGCCCGGTGCCGTTGTGGTGGTAACGGTGAAGTGCTCGACCGCATTGCGACGAAAGAAAGAGGTGTGCCGGTGTTCAAAACCTGTGAACGTTGTAGTGGCGAGGGTTATTCCAGAGTGTCTTCTGCGACCGTTCATCGCGCTATCCTTAAACGTCTTCCGGATCTCCACCAATCATCCTGGTCTCGCAACTGGAAGCCATTCTATGAAATGCTGGTTGATGTATTGTACAAAGGAGAGCGTCAGGCCGCATCAGAATTTGAGAAGGCAACAGCTTATTGATGTAATCGGAACAAATGGCGACAAGTTTTTGCACGATAAGGTTGACTTTGCATAAACTTGTCCTGTATGCTTCTAATCATGCAGAGTTACGCCTGTTGATTATTAATTCTAAATCACCCGCCACCGTGCGGGTTTTTTATGATTAATCTTGTATTCATGTTTCTTTAAGCTTGTTACGTTTGTGTGGGTGTTCAATCCATAGAATGCTAATGCCAGAATGATTTTTATAAAATATTTTTGCTATTTCGCGGGCACATCCATTGAGAGAAACAAAAGCATCCTCACCGCCTGAATGCAAGTATAACGAGAGTGTGTTGTTGTTAATAACATAATGCAGCCATACTCCACCATAGTACCAGCATGTGATATTTTTATAATCGACGGTTGCTGTTCCCTGCTCCTTGTCATTCAGCCATTGTGTCAGGATTGTCTCCGCATTGTTATTTGTGTCAGAAGTAATAACGGCCTCCAGAAGGACATCGCTCCTGGCGTTTCGTCTCCTGTGTTCCCATAACTGGCTGGTTTTATAATATCCAGACATATTCGTTCTCCTGTTGCCGGAAGGTGTTTTTCTTAATGGAGATGAAAAAAACCCGCCAACAGGGAGAGTGGCGGGCAGTAAATACTGAGCCTTAAGCGAAATAAGGAAGGCACATCATCATTTTCATCATCAGAAGCAAATCTGCGCATTCATTCAGATTGTGCAGACATTAAAATACTCCCTGATTTTCATGGTTAAGTGAAACAGATAAATCTTAAATAACCATGCAAAAAAGAGTGATATCGTTCGGGCGTTACGGTGAATCTTACTGGCGTAAGGCATAAATGGTTAATCCTGCTTATCATGTGTGATGCGAGTCATATGCTGACCATTCAGTGACTCACCGTGTAGCGAACGGCACCGCAGCATACTGATAACAAATATAGCGTGTCTCAAAGACCCACCTGCCAGGTGGGTCTTTTCTGTATGCCACTGCCATGTAGCGGGGATCGGCTCCCGTACCCATCACAGGGCTGCGCATTTGCGTGGCTTTTTTTATTTCCGTTACAGCACCATCCGGTCACCGGAGGTGGGGCATATGAAAATGGACGAAAGATACAGTAATGCGGCCTACGGCAGCGCTGGTCTTGCGGCTTTCTTTGCCAGCCTGTCATTGCAGGACTGGGGCTTCATCATTGGCGTCGCATTCAGCATTATCCTCGGCGTCCTGACATACAGGCTTAACAGACGTGAGCAGATGAAGCGCACAAAGATATTGCAGGACATTCTGGAAAAAACCGACCCGTGTAATCCCTCCGCCACGGTGAGGGTTATCGGCGAACTCGGTCAGAAAGCGCCAAAGGAAATCTGATGAACAGTTCCCTGAGAAACAAAATTATCGCCGCTATGGGTGGTGGAGCCATTGCGATAGCGGCGGCAATGCTCGGAGGCCATGACGGACTGGAGGGCAGACGTTACGTAGCCTACCGCGATGTGGCCGGCGTAATCACGGTTTGCGACGGGTACACGGGAAAGGACATTGTACCCGGCAGGCGCTACACCGATGCGGAATGTGATGCGCTGCTGAACAAAGACCTGGCGCGCGTGAAAGCGCAGGTTGACCCGCTGATTAAGGTCAGTATCCCCGAAACGGAAAGGGCGGCGCTGTATTCGTTCGCCTACAACGTTGGCCCCGGCGCATTTGCCCGGTCTACCCTGCTGAAAAAACTCAATGCTGGCGACCATGCAGGAGCGTGTAACGAGCTTAAACGCTGGACGTATGCAGGCGGCAAGCAGTGGAAAGGCCTGGTAACACGCCGCGAGATTGAGCGCGAGGTGTGTACATGGCAGCAATGATTTGTTTCGTTGCAGCGTTTATGCTGGCTTGTGATGGTCGCAGTGGCTGGGGATGGTTCCTGCTCGTTGGTCTGATCGTTATGTAGGGATTATCAGCATTATTCACTAAAAAATGGCATGGCGCCAAGTGGGCGGATAACACAAAATCCGCCGGTTTCTGATTTACGAAGAATATAAAAGCGAAAACCCCGAACGTTAGCAGCGATCGGGGTTTTCTGTTTCTGCACCTTGAAGAAGGCAAGGGAGAAATTATGTGTAGGGAGGTGTATTCCCTGTGAGGAAGTATAAACGAATTCTGTTGAGGTTGACTATGAAAAACGGCCTTGAAGTTGACGCGCCAGTAACTGACGAAATCACTGGCGCAGTAGCCTTTGCCATTAAATGGGTGGCGGTAGGTATTGCTGTTTCCCTGGTATTATATGGTCTGGCAAAACTGATTATCGCACTGAAATCATAAGAAGGTTGCCATGAACCGCATCACCACCGGCGTAATAGTTTCGTTGCTGATTGTCGCTGCTGCGCTGGCATGGACTACCGAACGCTATCACGGTAACGCGATCCGCTACAAAGAGCAGCGCGACACCGCTACCCACAAGCTGACGCTGGCGAACGCGACAATTACCGACATGCAGACCCGCCAGCGTGACGTTACTGCCCTTGATGCCAGATACACGAAGGAACTCGCTGATGCGAAAGCTGAGAATGATGCTTTGCGCGATGATGTCGCCGCTGGCCGTCGTCGCCTGTTCGTCAACGCCACCTGTCCCGCAGTGCCGGCAGGTAAAACCGCCTCCACCTCCGGCGTGGATAATGCAGCCCGCCCCGGACTGGCAGACTCCGCTCAACGGGATTATTTCACCCTCAAAGAGCGAGTAACAACAATGCAAAAGCAACTGGAAGGGGCGCAGGGCTATATCAGGACGCAATGTCTGAAGTGAGGACAGAAATGGAAGAAGCCAGAATTCTGGTAATCATCATGTTCCTTTGTGGTCTGGCGTCAGGGTTTGCGTTTGGGATGATGTGCAACCGGGATAACCAGATATAAAAAATCCCCGCCACCGGGAAGGAGTCAGGTCGGTTGCGGGGGAGTTTCAGAAATGCATAAAAATGACAATATCTCTATGTTTTTATCCTGCTGACGGGAGCCTGTTTTCGTACATCCGTGACTGTTCCCCGCCCTCAACGGACGAGGGTTTACGGCGTTTCTCGCTAAATATTGTTACTCATGCCGGCGATATCTTTATCCAGGAGATAAAGCGCATCGCCGTTATTACCGACCAGTCTGATTTTATCCACGATTGATTTGAACAGTTTTTCCTCTTCGTGTTGCTCTGCAACATACCACTGAAGGAAATTAAATGTTGAATAATCCTTCGATGTGAAAGCAATATCTGCCAGTTGGTTGATACTTTCAGTAATGAGTTTCTCATGCTCATATGTTTTTTCAAACAACTCCAGAAGACCGGCATATTCTGCTTCCGGAGCCTCGCTTGCTGAGATGACCGGAGCTGAGCCGGTGCCATCAAGATAGTCAAAAAGTCTCAGCATATGTTCATGCTCTTCACTGGCATGCTCGCGAAGAAATTTAGCAGAACCCTCGAAGGCGTTGGCGCTGCACCATGCGCTCATCTGAAGGTACAGTCGGGATGAAAAAAACTCCAGATTCATCTGTTCATTGAGTTTCTTAATCATTTCAGTTTTCAACATAATGTCACCTTATGATTTTTACGGGAATAAAAATCATCTCATAACCAGGAATGTGAAACCTGAATAAAGATCAATCTTCATCAGATGAAAGTCGTGCTTGCCTGTGGAGAGATGGAGCAGTCAGGCTGCCTGTTGAAGCAGGAACCCATCGAAATGGTTCAGGTGACAGCCTGAACGTAGCAGGAATCCACGTACTTCAGGGCGCATTTGATAATGAAACCGTCGAATAACTGAACTACGAAAATTTCGTAGTTAGCTCTTCACATCTGAATTTCACCGCGCACCGCAGCGCACAATAACCACCGAACCCGACCCTTTGGAATGAGCCTTTGAGGATACCAGTTAGTGCTGGCGAGCCTCGGTGGGCTGGTTTCCTGTGCGGCAAAGGTTCATTTCAAAGAGTAGGAAAAACGTTATGAAAGAAGCAGTGTTGGTCCAGGAGTTCGACTTCTCTAAGATGGTGATGGCTATCCAGGGAAAGGCGTTCACGACCAGTCAGAAGATCGCTGATTACTTCGGAAAACGACATGATAACGTGCTGAGAAAAATTAGACAGGTTAAGTCAGAATGCCCTCCAGAATTTGCCGACCTCAATTTTGAGGAGGCTGATTTTATTGATAAAAATGGCGAAGTGCAGCCAATGTTCAAGCTGACAAAAGACGGTTACATGTTGGTCGTCATGGGCTTCACTGGTGCGGCGGCCACGCTAATCAAGGTGCGATACATTCAGGCGTTTAACTGGATGGCGGACCAGTTGACTCGCTGGCAGGAGATGGGTGAGCAGGCCCAGCATCGCCATGCGTTAAAGGTCGCCAGGTCAGAAGTGAAGGCCCGCATCGGTAGCAAGATGATGAATGCGCGCAAGCGAGAAAAAAACTGCTTGCGCTGGAATTTGAACAGATCCTCTCACTGACGCAGCCAAAACTTATTTTTACCGAGTGATGGCTATTACAAAGCTCATCCACGGGTGGGCTTGATAATGAAACCGTCGAATAACATGAGCCTCAGGCCGTGAGTGCTAAAAGGCGTCTGTACTTCGTTGACCATATGATTAAGCAGGGGGAGCTGGTGGCTGACAAGATTGAAGTTAAGTTAGATTTTGACGCTCAGGATGTTCAGCGCCAGCTCATGCGTCTGGAAGAACGTGAAATACCGTTTGCGATGGCACTTACGGCAACCAGAACGGCTAAGGCGGCGCAGTTGGCGCTAAAGGATGAAATCAGCCGTGTGTTCGACAACCCGACACCGTGGATTTTGAACTCAACGTATATTCTGGCCGCTAAAAAAAGCGATCCCAAAGCTGTTGTTTATGCTCGTGAGTGGGGCGGTACACCTGCGCCAACTACGTTAACGCCGCAGATTGAGGGGGGAGAGCGCCAATATAAGCGCTCTGAAGGTGCATTGAGGGCTGGTGGTTATCTGCCGAACGGCTGGCAGGTTGCCCCTGGCCCCGGCGCAAAGCGGGATAAATACGGGAATATTAACCGGGGGCAATTGCAGCAAGTGCTGTCCGGTCTGCGTGTACAGCGCGATGTGCATCAGAACCGCCGTCAGGGCAAGCCTACGGAGTTCTTTGTTATTCGTCCTGGTACAAGTAACCCATTACAGCCTGGCGTGTGGCTGCGTGTGGGGCGTCGACCGTCGTTGATCTTAACGTTCATACAGAAGCCCAACTATTCGCAGCGGCTTGACTGGCACGGCGTTGCGCTTCGTGCTGGTGAGTCTGTTTTCCCTGATGAGATTGCAAAGGCTATTGATGAGTTACTTGCTAAGAAGTTCGACTAATATTCGCCGCGTGTGCGGCGTGCTGCGGCTGGCTGACAGCCTGTGTGATCACCTGCCAACGCCTTTGGGTCCTTCTGGCCAGGAGCGTTGAATGCGGGTCATTCGAACCCCGAGAATCGACTAGCTGAACGCCGGAAAAGTTAGGTTAAAAGTGAACGGTAAAAAGAATTGAATTATCTGATTGATTTATAGAAGGAAAATAGTGTTTTTAGCTGGTTTGCTAATGGTAAAAAGAAGATGGTTATTTATCTTAAATATCATCGAGTTACATCTGTTTTTTTAACCTTAAAAACAAAAGATTAAACAAAGCTCTTTATTTTCAGTCAGTTATATCTATTTTTTTACTCATTGCATCGATTTAGATCCTTTTTACCCATTAAAATGCAATAAAATCAGTCAATTATGTTGTTTTCTTTTACCCTTCACTGGTAAAAAGAACCTCTAATTTCCTTTTTGTTTTCATTGGGTTACTCGGTTTTCTTTTACCGACTGACAATCGTGGTGAAAAAATGACGCTAAAAATCGAATATTTGCCGCGTGGCAAACTGCTTTGTTACGCTAAAAATTCACGAACTCACTCTGATGAGCAGGTGGATCAAATCGTCAACAGCATCCGGGAGTTTGGATTTACGAACCCGGTGCTGATCGACGAGGACAATGAAATTATTGCGGGGCATGGACGTCTGACTGCTGCTGAAGTTCTGGAGATAGAGAAGATACCTGTCATCAGGCTAACGGGTCTTACACCAAAGCAAAAAAAAGCCTATCGCATTGCTGATAACAAGCTGGCATTAAATGCAGGATGGGATATGCAGCTGCTTGCCGAAGAAGTCAGTGAGCTGGTTGAAAGCGATTTTGACATTGAGTTACTCGGATTTAGCGATTCTGAGATTGACGATATGTTAAATGTTGAGCCTCCCCCATCTGAGGAAGATGACGCGCCGCCGATCGTTCAGATTAAGTATCTCACCATTGATAAAGACCGTATCCCGGCAACTGATACAGAGATTGCGCTGTTACTGGATGTATACCGCCAGTACCACGATGCGCATGAGACCCATGAAGGGTTTGTGAAATACCTCGCTGACAGGTACCAGTGATGGCCATCGTCAGTAAGTCAGAATTTGCGAGGCGAAAAGGCATCTCTCCGGCGATGGTCACAAAGTTATGTGCGTCTGGCCGGATACCTGTACTGAAAAGCGGAAAACTGGATTTTGATACAGCCAGTGCTGCGTATGAGGCGAGTAAACAGGTTGGCCGGGAAGCCTCAGCCATTAACGGTAAAAAAGGCCACAGATCAACCGAGCCTGAACTACCCGGTGATGATGCTGGATTAGCTGGTGGTTCGACTGCCGTCGCTGCACAGTTCAATAAGGCCAAGACCGCAGAAAAGGTTTATCAGGCGAAATTAAAAAAGCTGGAGTACGGAGAAAAAGAAGGATCGCTTATAGCTAAAGATATCGTTGCTGATGATGCTTTTCTCGCTGCAAACGAGTTGAGAAGTCGGTTGTTTAGTATTGCTCCCCGTGCCGCCCCGCGCTGTGAGGGAAAAACGGCAAGGGAGATTGAACGCATCATTGAGGATGAGATTAATTTTGCGCTTCAGGCGCTTCAGGAATCCCGATTTATTAAGCAGGAAGAATAAACCGCATGGGCGAAACAGTATGGAGCACCGCGTTTTTCCGTGCGCTTCGCCCAAAATCACGGCTAACCGTTTCTGAGTGGGCCGATAAATATCGTCATGTGGCGCCGGGAACTTCTCCCGAGCCGGGGCCGTGGCGCACCAGTCGAGTACCTTACCTGCGTGAACCGATGGATGTTATTGGCGATGCTGATACTGAAACGGTAGTCATGCAGTGTAGTTCGCAGATTGGTAAATCAGAAATGCAGCTCAACGTGATGGGGTATTTTACCGATCAGGAACCCTCACCACAGCTGATGATTTACCCGACAGTTGAAGCAGCTGAAGCCTTTTCGAAAGAGCGTATCGATCCCACCTTTAAGTATTCTCCGGGGTTAAAGAATAAGCTCCGTGAAGGGAAAGAAGGTCGTGGCGCGGCTAAAAAGTCCAGCACTACGATCCGTATGAAACACTATGCGGGGGGGTATGTGGCGCTGGTTGGCGCTAACTCGCCAGCTGGTCTTGCTTCTCGTCCAATTCGAATATTGTTAGCTGATGAAATCGACCGTTACGGCGTGACGCAGGAAGGCGATCCATTAAAGCTGGGTATTCAACGAACGACAAACTTCCATAACCGCAAAAAAGTGTTTGTTTCTACCCCTGTGTTAGAAAAAACGAGCAACATTCATAAGTGGTTCAAGCTCTCGGATCAGCGTTATTACCATGTGCCTTGCCCCTGCTGCGGGGCTATGCAGGTACTGAAATGGTCGCAAGTGAAATGGGATAAGAACGACATGGGGGAAGCGTTGCCTGAAACGGCTCGCTACGAATGTCGTGAGTGCGGCGATGTTATCCGTGGACCAGGGAAGCCAGATGTTGACTGGCTGGCTAAAGGGGTCTGGATCCCGGAGCACCCCGAAATAAAAGGTATTGCCGGGTTCCATATCAGCAGTCTTTATTCTCCGTGGGTAGCATTGTCTGAGCTCGTAGCTGAGTTCGCCGAAGCGACAAAAAACCGCGATAAAAACGGCTTAATGGAATTCATCAACCTGAAGTTGGGTGAACCGTGGAAAGAGGACGCGAAAGAAGAAATTGACCATGAGTATCTTCTGCAGCGTCGTGTTCGGTATGAGGATTTTTTACCTGACGGCGTATTGCTTCTGACTGCGGGTGTTGATGTGCAGGATAGTTATCTGGCCGCTGAAGTTGTGGGATGGGGGAAAGGCAAAGAATCCTGGGGGATTGAATACAAAATATTCATGGGGGACCCTGCTCAATCTGCTGTCTGGCAGCAGCTGGATGAGTTTCTTCTCCGGTCTTGGCAATTCCGTGACGGCCAGCGCCTGTCGATAGCCGCTGCATGTGTTGACTCGGCGGTCACTTCACAACAGAAACTTACCGGTTCACAAAACCCGCGAATCTCGCCGAATTTACTCAATTAAGGGGCGCGGCGGTGTGGGGCTGCCATTCATTGGTAAACCGAATAATAACAACCGCATTGGTGCAATGCTGTTCAGTCTCGGCGTGGATGATGGAAAGGCACTATTATCGCTCGCATCAAACTTCACGACCGGGCCCCGGTTATATGCACTTCCCGGTCGATTCAGAGCGAGGGTATGACACTGAATACTTCAAAGGTTTGCTCTCAGAGAAGAAGGTCTTTGAATACAAAATGGTCAGACAAAAGAGAAATGGGAAAAGATTTACAACCGACATGAGCCACTCGACTGCCGTAACTATGCGTCTGCGGCGATGGAAATACTAAACCCCAACTTTGACTGGCTTGCCGGGCAGGAACAACGAGGAAACGTCTATGTTCAACAGCAACAGCAAAGCACGCAAAGAAAACGGCGACGAGTCAGAAGTCGCGGAGTTACCGCACAGGGGATATATCAATGAGTTATGAGGCCATTTCGCTAACTGAAGCTCAAGAAATGCTGTCGGTCTGGAAAGAGGCATACCGGGCTATCGCAATCGGTGGACAGTCCTATAAGTTGGGAACAAGGCAGTTAAACAGAGCGGATCTTTCAGAAGTGAGAGAGCAGCTTGACTTCTGGCGTAATGAGGTCGAGCGGATGACTGCCGGTACTCGCCGCGGACCGCGTGTTAAACGCGTTGTAGTGAGAGATTTATGAACATTCTGGATAAGGTCATTGCACCGTTTTCACCTCAAAGAGCGCTAAACAGGGCTGTGGCAAGGAAGAAACTGGAAGCCATTAATAATTTAGGTTACGACCGCCACGGTGCAAGTACGCATAAGAAATCAATGCGCGGCTGGTTTAGTCGGGCTGGCTCGCCGGATGACGATATCGTTAAGCCACTGAATATATTGCGGGAACGTTCGCGTGATCTTTTTATGGGTAATCCTCTTGCGACAGGAGCCATAAAAACGATCCGAACCAATGTTGTTGGTTCAGGGCTAAAGCTCAACGCTAACATCGATGCTGAGTTTCTGGGCTTGTCACCGGAAGAAGCGAGATTATGGGAAAAGAATACGGAGCGTGAGTTCCGTCTATGGGCTGATTCAGTGAACTGTGACGCATCAAGAATGTGTACATTTGGTCAGCTTCAATCACTGGTCCAGATATCGGCGTTGTCGTCTGGTGATGTGTTTGCCACGCTTCCTGTAATAAAACGGAAAGGGGTTATCTATGATTTGTGCGTTTACCTCATAGAAGGTGATCGCGTTTGTAATCCCGATACCACTGTTATCCCTGATATGTATGGCGGTATTGAACTAGGTGAATACGGCGATCCGGTTGCTTACTGGATTGCTAAGCACCACCCCGCGAGTACATCCAGCTTTGTCCAGAGGAAGTGGGAACGAATACCGGCTTATGGCAAGAAAACGGGGCGACGTAATGTTCTCCATGTCATGCAGGATTGGGAGCGGCCTGGACAGCGGCGCGGTGTTCCTGTCCTGGCTCCGGTTATTGAAGCGCTGAAGCAGTTGGGTCGCTACACAGATGCGGAGCTGGTCGCTGCGGTTGTTTCTGGGTTATTTACTGTATTCGTTAAAACGGAGGCTCCTGAAGGGCCAATAGGTGAGGCTGGTATTCCTCAATATGAGCAGATCGATAATCACGATGAAAATACGATAGAAATGGGGTCTGGATCTGTCATTAGCCTTGGTGATGGGGAGTCAGTAGACACAGCTAATCCTGGGCGACCTAACACTGCATTTGATGGTTTTGTCGTGGCTATTTGCCGCCAGATTGGTGCTGCGCTTGAATTGCCATATGAACTGCTGGTTAAACACTTCACAGCCAGCTATAGCGCCAGTCGTGCAGCTCTTCTGGAAGCCTGGAAGATGTTCAGGATGCGGCGAGAGTGGATGGTGTTGTCGTTCTGCCAGCCCATTTATGAGGAATGGTTATCTGAAGCAGTGGCGAAAGGCCGGGTTATCGCACCCGGCTTTTTTTATGGGCCTGAATATAAGGCGGCCTGGTGTGGCGCTCAGTGGTATGGCCCATCTCAGGGACAGCTCGATCCTCTGAAGGAAGTGAAGGCGGCGAAAATGCGCGTAGAAGAAACGTTCTCTACACGAGAGAAAGAAGCCGCTGAAATGTCCGGTTTGAACTGGGAAGAGGCCGCGCAGATTAGCGGAAGAGAAGAAGCTACGCGACGAGATCTGAAGCTGGCCAGTACGCCTGATGTACCTGAAAAACCTGATGAAGAGGAACTAAATGTCTAACTGGTGGAATATCAAAAACTCAGCGGGGGAAGATGATACCCCGGCTGAAATGCAACTCTACGGCTATATCGGGGAATGGGATGATATTTCTTCCGCTGAAGTCGTTAAGCAACTGAAGGACATCACGGCTAAAACCATTGTTGTCCGCATCAACAGCTATGGCGGCTCAGTTTTTACCGCGCAAGCGATACTCTCTTCCCTGAAGCGTCACCCGGCTAATGTCACCGTCTATATCGATGGTATAGCTGCATCGGCCGCAACCATCATTGCGATGGCCGGGGATAAAATCATCATACCGGCTAACGCAATGATGATGATCCATAACCCGTGGACGCTTGCCGCTGGTGACTCAGAAGAGCTTCGTAGCATCGCTGAAATGATGGATAAAGTCAGAAATAGCATCCTGGCCGCTTATCGTGAAAAAACGGGGCTTTCTGACGAAAAACTTATTGAGTTGATGGACGCCGAAACCTGGTTCAGTGCCGATGAAGCTGTTGAGCTGGGCTTTGCCGATGAAGTGGAACAGCCAATGCGCCTGGCCGCATCTCTTAACAACGGCGTTTTCTCCCTGAATGGTATGAGCTTTGACGCTTCCCGCTTTGCTCACCTACCTGATTCACTCGCCAAATTAACAGTACCGGATAACAAACAATCTGCGGTGCCGACCGCGCATAACGAGGAGGAGATCGTGGATCTCGAAACCCTGAAAAACAAACATCCTGATTTATATAACCAGGTATTCAATGCAGGTAAAGATGACGGTGTGAAGGCTGAACGTGATCGAATTAAGCAAATTGAGGATTCAGTTATTCCCGGGCATGACGAATTGGTCAACAAAGCCAAATTCGAAACAGGGGTATCTGCTGAAGCATTGGCTCTGGAAATTATGAACGCGGAGCGCGGCCGTAATGCCGCGTATCTGCAGAACAGAATGGATGATGCCGATCCGCTGAAAAAAGCCGTTGATACCCGGGCACCACAGAATAAGGGTGAGCAAGAGGTTGAAGCAGTGAAAACAGCATTGGTTCGGCATTTCAAAATCGTAACAAGCGTTGAGGGTAGGACATGCAGGAAACTTTTACTCATGAACCAGACAACCTGGTTATATCTGGCGCCATGCCAGCTGTACCAGTCAATATCAATGTAGCCAGCGGTGTTATTGAGCGCGGCACGTTGCTTTCCTTCGTCAGTATTGATCCCGCAACCAACGTAGTTACGGTTGCAGCGATTGACCTGACCAGTGCGAATGCGGAAGAAAAATTGCCGTTCTGTATTGCACAGCATCGTATCGATGCTTCTAAAAAAGCATGTCGTGGAACTGCGTGGGCGACCGGAGTATTCAATAGTCGCAAAGTGATTCTGCCAGCTGGTGTAAAGGTTGCTGATGTATATCTGGCCTGCCGTAAGGTCGGTTTATTCCTCAACGATGCTATGCCTGACCCTGTGGCCTGAAGGAGCTGAATAAACATGCCAAATATTGATATTTTTGAACGTCGCACGATGCTGGAGCCGGTCATACAGAACTTTGAACCACGCCGCTTCCTTCTGCGTACATTTTTCCCTGGTATTTCGACCTTCAACACTGAAAAAGTGGATCTCGACTTTGTTCGCGGTGGTCGCACTATGGCGCCATTTGTTGGTAAAGGGTACGGCTCAAAAACGGTTGAGCGCCACGGTTTTGAAACAAAAACGTTACGGCCACCGCTCGTTGCACCTGATTTAGTTACTACTGCAGAGCATCTTCTTAATCGCCTGCCAGGTGAGAATATCTATAACTCTAAATCGCCACAGGAACGCGCCGCTGAGCAATTAGGTAAAGATCTGGTTGAACTGGATGATATGGTCAACCGTCGCGAAGAATGGATGTGTTCTCAGGTTCTTTTCAGCGGTATGGTTGAAATCGTCGGTACTGGTGTAGAAGAAACAGTATATTTCTGGCCGGATAATGATGCTGATAAACCGTATCTTGAACTGACTGGTGATGACCTCTGGACATCGGCTGCATCTGATCCACTGGTCAATGTGCGCAACTGGAAGCGTAAGGTGTCATTAACATCTGGTTTTACCCCGCGCGTTGCAGTCATGGGGGCTAAAGTTGTTGATGCCTTCGTTGCAAACGAAGCTATCAGTAAGTACCTGGATAACCGCCGTAAGGAGTTAGGTAAGATTGAGCCTAAAGATCTGGAAGAGGGTGTTACATTTTACGGTACCATCGAAGGCGTTGATTTCTATGGCTACGATGAACTGGTTTACAACGACGTAAGCGGAAAAACAGAACCGTTGGTACCTGAAGATAAAATTCTTCTCGGTGCGCCGGGACGCGGTGAAATGCTCTATGGGGCGGTTGTACTGGCCGATGAAGCGGAAAAAAGCTTCACGCTGGTGGAATCACCTCGTGTTCCCGATACCTAGGTAAGCCGAAAACCAGAAGGACGTTTTGTCGCGATGAAGTCCGCGCCGTTGCCTAACCCGGCGTGGCGGATGCTTATCTGGTTGCTAAGGTGGTGTAAATGGCCCGTTTAGTTAAAACATTGATACCCGTCAATACGGCTCGCTTAAAGCGGGCCGTTTGTGATGGGTTTTGCCAGAATCAAAATTGCTGAGCTAATCGCTTCAGGTCACGCTAAAGCGACTGATGGCGACGAACCCCTCACTGATACCGGAAAAACGCTGAGCACGCCGCTGAAGCGTTTGAAATGGCATTCAAGCGGGGTTATCGGCATGGTTATGCTGCTGCGGTAAATGATGCTGTTGATGAGGGGCTAATCAGCGCGGAAGAGGCTGGCACTTGTATTTTCAATGTTAGCGAGATCGATACAGATATCGCTAACACGAATATCAATACAGGTGTTTCTGGTGGAGATAACACCAATTCTTCCGATAGCGTTGCAGAGGAAGGCATAAAGCCAGGACCGAGGCTAAGGCTTCTGCGAAGGAAAAATCAAAGGCGTAACATTCGATGAACTCTTTTAAAGAGATAATGGCGCAGGATATTTCTGCGGTATTTATGAATGAGAAAGAGTTTGCTGACATCTACAACATTGACGGCAAGGACATCCTTGCCGTTCTGGATCAGAACCTCGTTCACGAACGTAATAAGCGCTCATATGCTGAGTTTGCTGAGGGTGTAAATCAGGGCAAATAACGCTATTTGCTTCGCGTAATGATTTTGCTCACGTTCCTGTTAAGGACCAATTAATGGTTATTAACGGTCGTAGCTATGTTGTGAATGAGGCCGCAGATAATTCAGGGTGTTAGAAATAACTCTGACTATCAATACGAACAGAGGTATGCCAATTTGAGCAATCTGTTGATTGATGCAATAAAAAGCCGGTTAGAGAAGAGATTTGCCTAACCTGTTGATACAGGGGCCTCCAGAGGATGAGAGGATACTAACGTCAAGTTGTATGTTCCCACTATCTTCAAAGGTTTTTACCACCAAAATCAGCGCCAGACCCAAATAAACAACCAGAGTTTCCTCACATTATTATCCGACCTACAGAAGGGAATGCAGCCTGACATGGATACTGTTCGGGTGAAATTCCTGCTTGGAGGTTTCTTGTGAAGATCCGACCGGATATGAATGGTTAATGATTGTTCTTGGTCGAATGGCTAAAAATTTTCAGGAAAACCCTGTTCTGGATATGCAGTATGAATTTCAGAACGATATCCACTGGAAGTTGTTCGATGATCAGCCATATCCTTTTTGGGTAATGGAGGCGATTGGTTCCTGGTCAGTAATTAAACCTCAAAATACTCAATTTCAGGACGATCTCTAATGACTACTGAGAAAAAAACCGCAAAAGCGGCGGGCGCGGCTACGCCAAAAAAAGAAAATATCCCGACATTAATTTATATCGGGCCAACAATTCCTCAAATTTCATTGCTGAAGCACAGAATATATCGGAATGGTTTGTCGGTGGAGTGTGAAAAGCTGATAAGTGTTATTCCAGGTGCTAAACAACTCTTTGTTACTACTGCTGATTTTGCTGATGCAGAAAAGCGGCTTAGCGATAAAACCAGTGTTGAAGCTGTGATGTATTCGCGTGTTTTTGCAGCGATGAAGGAGATTAATTAATGGGCTACCGTCACGGTATTTATACATCTGAAATACCTACTTCAATTACACCTCCAGTAAACGTTAGTGCGGGGTTAATTGTTGCGTTTGGTACTTCTCCAGTAAACCAGCTTGATAATCCATCATCTGCGGTTAATAAACCGGTTATTGCATACACCTATGCCGAAGCCGTTTCAAAGATAGGTTTCAGCACTAACTTTGAAAATATACTTTGAGCGAAGTGATTAAGGTCGCTTTTGGTATCTATGGCGTGGCTCCGGTTGTGTTTATCAATGTACTGGACCCGACAAAACACAAAGCAGACGTTGTCGATGAAGCCGTCAAACTTTCAGGCGGTAAGGCGACGCTGGCTAAGGATGGGGTTCTCTACGACTCTGTTGTAAAAGTGCTGCGCCCGATGCGGCCGTTCTTGTTGTTGATACCGACTATATTCTTGCTCTTGATGACGATGGGTATACGGTCATTACCGCAATCACTGGTGGGGCTATCAAGGATAAAGATGCAGCGCTAACCGTAAGTTATACACACCTTGATCCTGATGCAGTGACCAAAGATGACATTATCGGCGGTGTTGATCTTAACACTAAGTTAAGTACCGGCCTTGAGCTGCTTGCTGACGCTTTAAACTGGTTCCCGGCGGTGATTGCGCACGGATTTAGTACGGACAGTGAAGTTGGCCAGTTAATGGCGACTAAATCCGCGATGATAAGCGAGCTGTTTAAAGCTGAAGCGTTAACTGACGCCCCAACCGATACGGCGATAATCAGTGATTACTCAGCGGTACCGGAATGGAAGCAGAACAATAACCAGCTCGCCGCGAACCAGACTGTATGTTGGCCGATGGTGAAGCTGGGAGACACCATTTATTACCACTCCACTCATCTGGCAGCTGCAACATGTCTGATGGACAGTAAAAACGGTGATGTTCCTTCACGTTCTCCGTCGAATATCACATTGCAAATGGATGGTGCTGTTCGTAAAGATGGCTCAGAGGTTTGGTTGAATAACAGTCAGGCCAACTATCTGAACGGTCAGGGATCGTAACCAGCCTTAATTTTGATGGCTGGAAATCACGGGAAACCGCACCGCAATTTATCCAAAATACAGACCCGAAAGACGCGTTTCGTGTCGGGCGCCGAATGTTTAACTGGACGGGAATACGCTAATTTTGACACACTGGTCAAAATAGATGACCCTGCTAACCGACGGCTTATTGAGTCAGTCGTTACCAGCGCTAATATCTGGTTTAACGGTCTTACCGGGAATCAGGACATTGCTGGCGGTAAGGTCGAATTTAATCAGGCTGAAAATCCGACGACGGCGTTGATGGATGGGATCGTTAAATTCCATGTGAAATTTACTCCATACTCTCCGGCGCGAGATATAGAGTTTATTATGGAATATAACCCCGACTATTTATTGAATCTGTTTGGCTCAGCTAATTAACAGGGGGTTGTTTTGAGTAATCAAATTCCAGAACGTTTAATTAACTTCACCGTTTATGGTGAAGGTAGCCGTATTATTGGCATAGCTGATGCTAAATTACCGTCCATTGAAATGATGACAGAGACAGTTTCAGGTGCCGGAATTGCAGGTGAAATTGAAACCGGGACGCTCGGACACTTCAAATCAATGAGTGTTTCGCTGAAATGGCGAACATTAACAGCTGATGGTACAAACCTGTTTCTTTCTTCATCGCATCAGGTGGATTTCAGGGGGAGTCAGCAGGTCTACGATGCGGGAACCGGTAAATATAAAACCGTACCAATCCGCGCTTCAATGAAGCTGAATCCTAAGAAATTAGATCTTGGTTCGTTACAGGTATCAAAAGCGACTGATACTGAAAATGAATTTGAGGTTCTGTATCTCAAATTATTTATTAACGGAAAGGAAGTTCTTGAAATAGATAAGTTGAACTATATCTGCATCTTTAATGGCGAAGATATCCTTCAGACTGTTCGTGATGATTTAGGGCTCTAAGGGGATAAGATGGAAATTATTGAATTAAGTAAAGAGTATCGTTTTGAAGATTATGAACCAACGTCAAAAATAGTTCTTAACCTGGACGAGTTGAAGGGGGCGGATATTTTAGAAGTGACTGACGTATTACAGGCTCAGGGGCATGTTTCTGCTTCAGCTGCATTAGATAATAAAGTCCAGGCTGCGTTAGCTGCTCGCTGTCTGGATCGTCCGGTTGAGTATATTAACGGCTTGCCAGCGCGTGACTTCGTGAAAATCTGCCAGAGGGTACAAAGTTTTTTGCTGGCGTAGGGTTCGATCCACGTACCCCAATGGATAAGCAAGTCATGAGGGCCGCTCGTTCCCTCTCTCAATCAGAACAATTCACACCGATTTCATACTGGCTCTCGCTTCGGCTGAGTCGCCTTATCGCCTGGATTGAGCTGTTTAATGAGGATAATAAATAATGGCCAGCAATAAGAACTTTCAGCTGGCTTTTGAAATAGGCGGCAAAGTTGCCGCCTCTCTCCCAAAGAGTTTTAACGTTGCTCATCAGGCAGTGGCGAAACTTAACTCTGAGTTAACCGATCTCAGAAAGACCGGGCGAGGTTCAAAAGCTTCAGGCGATGAAAGCCAGGGTCGGGCAGACGGCGCTTGAATACCATAAAGCGGCCGCTCGCGTGGAAGAGCTGCAGCGGCAGATAAGTAATACCGAGAACCCAACCCGGGCGATGATCCGGGAGTTTGAAAGGGCAAAAACTCAGTCATCAAATTTACGCACATCGTTACGTTCACAGCGTGACGAACTCGCTTCGCTGAAAAACGCCTACGGTGGGGCTGATACATCAGCTAAGGGGCTGACAGCTCGTGAAAAAGAGCTGAAACTCAGCATTGATCGCAATCGTGAAGCTCAGTCTCGCAGCGTAGAGCAGGTAATCCGCTATAAAACAGCACTGGCTCAGGCCAGGACTACTATTCTGGATGCAAAACGGGCTCAGGATGAACTCAACCGTTCGCTGGAGAAACGCCGCGAGCTGAAAATGGAACAGCCCGGAGAAGCCAAAGGCCAGTTAGTCAGATCCGGTGTACAGACTACAGCTGTAGCTGCCGGGGTATTTGCTGCGGCCAATAACACGGCTAATTTTAACCGTGAGAACAAAATGATCGGCCTGACAGCCGATATGAAGCCAGCTGAGGTTCAGGCTATGGGCCAGGCGATGCTTGTCACCGGGGCTGCGACAAACCAGTTTGCGTCTGATATTCAGGCGGCTCAGGGCTTCCTGGTTGCAGCTGGTCAGGATTACAAAGAAGCTCAGGCTAACCTTCTGACAATAGGGCGTACTGCGACTGCAACCGGCTCAGACATACTCGATGTTTCCAAAGCATCCTTTACACTCAGCGATGCTCTTAAAATCGATCCCTCTCAAATGAAAACAGCTATGGGGATTCTGGTTCAGGCGGGTAAAGAGGGGAACTTCGAATTTAAGGATATGGCCAAAAATCTTCCTGTTCTTGGCGCCCAGTTCCAGGCCTTGAAAATGGGAGGGAATGAGGCTGCAGCAACAATGGGGGCTACAGATAGCCCGTAAGGGGGCATCAACCTCTGATGAAGCCGCCAACAACATGAATAACTTTATGGCGAAAATCCTTTCGCCTGAAACGCTGAAGAAGGCTCAAAAGAACTTTGGCGTTGATATGTACAAAATCGTTACTTCCGCACAAAAGAAAGGACAGAACCCGTTTGAAGCGGCAATGAAGTCTGTCATCAAAATGACCAAAAATGGCGATCAGAAATTACTGGGTGAGCTTTTTGGTGATATGCAGGTGCAGAACTTTGTCCGGCCAATGATCCAGAACTGGGAAGAATACCGACGGATTAAGGAAACCTCTCTTGGTGCAGGTGGTGCTGTTGTTGATCGCGATTTTGCGAATATCACCAAAGATAATGCGGAGCGTTTAAAGCAGCTCCGCATTCAGGCCAGTAATGCCGCACTGAGCTTTGGTCAGGCACTACAACCAGCATTAAACGCGGCGCTTGGTGTCCTGGTGCCATTGCTTACTAAAGTCAGTGAGTTTGTCGCAAATAACCCCAATCTGGTATCGCAGATTGTATTGACGGCCAGGGCGTTACTGACAATGAGAACCGCGGTTATTGCCTGTCGTGTGGCGATGCTGGCGCTGTCTGTAGCAACAAAATGACTCCTTTGGCTGGATACAGCTGGCTGTATCAGCTCTCGTTGCGGCCGGGGTTTTGCTCTATCAGAACTGGGACAAGATCAAGGCCTGTGCGGTAAAGGTGTGGCCAACAATCAGGGAATATGGCGTTAAGGCTCTTGAAGGACTGAAATTTGTATTCATGAATTTTACGCCTGTTGGCTGGCTGGTACAGGCCTTCAAAGCGGGGCTGACATACTTAACACCATCAACTGGCGCGACTCAGGGCTAAAATTATTGAAACCCTGATCACCGGTATTAAATCGAAAGCCAGTGCTCTGGTTGATGAGGTGAAGGGTATTTTGCGACCGTTCGTGAGTACCTGCCATTTTCTGACGCAAAGCGCGGGCCATTCTCTCAACTGACTAAATCCGGTGGCGCAATAATGGCCACGCTGGCCTCTGGAGTTAACGGGAGTAACAGCCTCCAGACTGCAATTTCAGGTAAGTTCGGGCAGACCCGCTTTCTCCTCATGGAATATCAGTTGCAGGAGGCCTGTCATCTCGCTCGGGAGCCTCCGGGGCGCCGTCATACCGCCTGGTGGGATTACATACGCACCAGTGATTAATCTTCCCCGGTTCACCAAAGGAAACAGAAGCGGCTGTACAGAGGGCTGGACGCGGGTTACTCAGATTTTGAGAAGAAAATGAGCGCCCACCTTTTCAGAGTCGGAGGTTAAGCTTTGGATAATTACAGGACCATACAGGGCGATGCACGGGACAGCATTGCCGCCAGACTATATGGAAATGAATATCTGTCTTATCTGCTTGTTGATGCCAACCCAAAGCACCGTTTAACGGTGCTTTTCTGCCAGAGTCATCCTGACTGTTCCTGATGCACCTGCAAAGCCGGCAACCGTGAATAACCTGCCACCGTGGAAGCGAAACAGTGTTATGTAAAACTCTTTTGACGTGATTTACCAGAATATGGATATCACGGCTGACATGCAACCTGACATTCTCTCAATATCGTATACCGATAATGAGGACGGCCAGTTGATGACATCGCTATTACGCTGAAGAACGACGACGGGAAATGGTCTGGCGACTGGTCACCTGAAAAGGGGACTTTATTCGTCTTGTCTTTAAGCCATTCAATCAGATAGCGCTGGAGTGTGGCAGTTTTCAGGTTGATGGTATCACATCGTCTGGCCCTCCTTCTGTTGTTGAGGTTAGCGCGGTATCTGTACCCGTAGCCGCTGGTGTACGCCGTGATTTGAAAAGCAACGCACGGAGAAAACTACGCTCAGGGATATCGCTACATCAATAGCGAAGCTGGCCAACCTTGAGCTGATGTTTCTTATCGATGAGGGCAGTAATCCATATTACGAACGTGAAGACCAGATGGAGAAAGCGACTTAAAGTTTCTCCATCGTCTTTGTCAGGATGAAGGCGTGTCCTTAAAGTTACGGATAGTCAGCTTGTGATATTTGCTCAGGAAATGTTTGAGGAAAAGAGCCAATAGCAACCCTGACGCTGGGTGTTGATGAAATTATTCGTTATTCCTTCAGTGCTCAATCTTCTGATTTGTATAAGAGCTGCACCTGCAAATATCGGGTACCTAAAAAAAGAAAATCACTGGCGTATACCTGGGAAGATCCTTCTGTTGAAGATGGCGCCAACCTCAAAATCAGAAAACGGGTCGCAAACCTCGATGAGGCGAAGCGTAAAGCGAAAGCGGCGTTGAGATTAAAAAACAGATATCAGAATACCGGTTCTTTGGTGTTGCCTGGTGATACCCGACTTATTGCAGGCGTCACGCTCAATTTAGCCGGGTTTGGTAAATTTTCTGGTAAGTATCTGGTTTCAAAAGCAACTCATGCCATTAGTAACGGTGGGTATACCACATCGGCTGATATTCGTAGAGTCATTGAAGGATACTGAATGAACGATTTAGAAACATTGATTCGCCAGCTTATCCGGGTTGGTGTGGTGTCTGATATTGATGAAAAAGGAGTGACGGCCAGAGTCACGTTTGATGATCAGGACAATGTGACCTCAGCCAGTTTGCAGGTCATTGTGAAAAATACGGATGAGAATGCTGATTACTGGATGCCTGATGTTGGTGAGCAGGTTTTATGCCTGTTTTTTCCCGTTGGACCGCAGCAGGGTTTTATCCTTGGCAGCTTTACGATGAAACGCATACCCTCCTGCAAACACCGTAAACAAGCGCGTTATCAGATTCAGGAACGGAACCCGTATTGAGAATGACAGGAATCAAATTCATTGCTGGTTGATGCTGTTGGTGATGTGACGGTTAAAGCCACAGGAACCGTCACGATTGATGCACCGGAAACCATCATAACGGGTAATGCCACAGTGAAAGGTCTGCTTACCTATCTTGGTGGCCTGAAAGGTAGCTCTGAAGGTGGAACTGCTGCGGATATTCAGGGTGAGATTAAGGTTACGAGTGGAGATGTAGTGGTGGACGGTATTGGCGTTAAAAACACCACCATGATACACAAGGGAATATGCCCTACATCGGAGGCAAAAGCGTGATTGTTGGCATGTATGGATCAATGCCGTTTGTGGCGTCGTCAATGGTGGTGAATACGTTCGCCAATTTTAAACGTACATCAAAACGCCGCCTGGCCCGACATGAGGTTATCGGCCTCAAACCGGTTCTGGAGGATATTGGGCCGGATCTCGATGAAGTGAGTTTTACCATGCGCCTTGATACAACGCTTGGTGTAGTGCCGCTGGCTGCGTTGTCATTACTGCGATTTATGCATAATGCACAGGAGGTTAACCCGGTTGTCATTGGTATCCAGTATTTCGGAAATTTTGTGATTTCTGACATTGATGAAGGCTGGACGTATCTGGGCCCGACAGGAAACCCCCGGGTGATTAATGTAGGTATCAAACTACTGGAGTCGGGTCAGGCCTCGCTCGCCGAAGCATTGGTAGATATTGCGGGTGATGTTGAATCTAAAACTAAAGGTGCATTAGGAAAATTATTATGAGCAAAGACACCTGGCCAGTATCAGCGTCTTCGTATCGTATTAACTGGGCGCCACAAACTGTTGTTGAAGAAGTTCTGCAGAATGTCTCGACAATTCTTGCCACTCAGCCTGGTACGGTCCCCTATTCACGAAAACTGGGGGTCACGTCCGGTCTGGTGGATAGCCAGGCACCTGTTTTTATTGCTATGGCCACGCGAGAGATTATTCAGAAAGTCAGTGAGTTTGAACCTCGCGCGATTATCCATTCAGTCAGTTTTGACAAGGCGAATGCTTCAGATGGCGTTATACGGCCGAAACTGGTTATAGGAGTCAAAAGATGAATTTACCTCGAGGGGGGTTGCCTGATATTACCTTTGCGGACTCTGATCCTTCACAAATCGTTACCCGGGCTATAAGAGGATTCGAGGCAATCACAGGTGAAACACTGGCGCCAGCAGATCCGCGGCGCCTTTTTATTCAGTCGCTGTGCTCAGTGATTGTTCAGCAGCGCAAGGCTATTGATTATTCAGCAAAGCAAAACCTGCTGTCATATGCTACAGAAGGTAGTCTCGATCATCTTGGTTATATGACAGATACTCCAAGGCTTGAGGCTCAGTCGGCCCTCACTACGTTTGAATTCAGGCTATCAACAGTATTGACGGGAGCTTATACCATCCCGGCAGGTACACAGATTACGACCGGGAATAATGTTATTTTTCAGACTGATGTTTTAACAGAAATCCCGCCTGGTTCACTGAGTGGGACAGTCTCAGGACATGCTCTGGTGCCGGTGTTTCAGGTAATGGCTTTTACCCGGCCAGATTAATGCACTGATAACGCCTCTCCCCTATGTGGCCAGCGTCAGTAATCTGACGGAATCGAATTCTGGAGCTGATCAAGAGGATGATGATAACTATGCTGAGCGCATTCAGCTGTCACCGGAAAAACTTTCGACGGCAGGGCCGAGGATTCCTATAAATACTGGACAAGAACCGCTAACCAGAACATCAAAGATGTGAATGTTTATACGCCTGCGGCCGGAACTGTTGAGATTCGTTGTCTGCTTAAGAACGGTGACATTCCATCTGATGAGCTTCTGGAACAGATAGGTAATGTTCTTTCCGCCACTAATATCAGACCGTTTACTGATCATGTGATACCCAAAAAGCCAGACAAGGTTGATTATGATATTTCGATAAAATACTGGATAAGTACAGATGATAAAAGCAGGGCTGCTTTAATTCAAAGTGAAGTCAATAAGGCACTTGAAGAATATAAGTTGTGGCAGCGTTCTGTTATGGGGCGAGATATTAACCCTGATGAAATAATATCGAGATTTAAAAATGCAGGGGCTAAACGCCTTGAAATAACCAGTCCGGTATTTACTGTAATTAGTGAAATTCAGGCGGCAAGAGAAAGAAATATAGAATGTACATATGAAGGGTTAGAAGATGGTTGATATCTCAGACATTAGTTTGCTGGATGTATTACCTCAGAATTTAGCTCAAAACCCTGATGTGATAGCCATGTCAAAAGCTATCGATGACGAACTACATGCAATTAATAAATTAATCCCTAAAACCACTATATGGGCTAATTGATGGTCTTGAATCTGCGGTTCTCGACCATCTTGCATGGCAGTGGAACTCTGACACATGGCGGGATAACTGGCCTGTTTCTCTCAAACGCTCAGTTTTAAATCCATTATCAGGACTAAGCGCATAAAGGGACCAGAGCGGCCGTTGAAGACGTTGTCAGCAGTCTTGGCGGTGTCGTTGATATCAAGGAGTGGTTCGAACAGTCGCCTCGTGGAGAACCATACACGGCTTCTGTTGTTGCTTCAATTAACTCCTTTGATGGTGCTGTACCTTCGAAGGAGATGCTTGATGATGTAATAAGGAGCATAAAATACGCTAAGTCAGCCAGAACATTATATTCATTCTCACAGGCGGCTAATATTTCAGGCGGTATTAGTATTGCTGGTGGTCTTCAATCTGTATCGTATGTTCGGTTGACCGGAGGGTTAATAATTACCTTCTTAAATATTTATCTTTTCTAAAATTATTTAGTGGCGGACTAAAATGGATAAATTAATATTCACAATAACTGACGCCGGGCGTCAGGCAATTATTAATGCCTCGAATACCGGGACCGGGAAGGTTGAAATAAAATCAGTTGGAATAGGTTCCAGTTATTATATTACCTCACCCGAACAAACTGATATTCATGATGAAATTAAACGAATAACCAGTATCGGTGGGGCGGTGATATCACCTGATACAATTCATGTATCAGCTAAAGATGACTCTCCTGATGAGTATGTTGTGCACACAGTTGGATTGTATACGGATAAAAATATACTCTTTGCCGTTTACTCCAGACGAATGCCGATAATTAATAAATCATCAGCAACCGTTATGTTGATTTCCAGTGATATTACGTTTAAGTCGCTGGATACAGCAAATATCACATTTGGGGATGTTGTATTTATTAACCCTCCGGCATCAGAAAGCGTTGTTGGGGTTTCCCGATTTGCGACCGCTGAAGAGGTTGAGGAAGGTCTGGACCCTGCTATTGCTGTCTCGGCGAAGCGTCTGAAAGGTGAGCTGGATAAGAAAGCAAATTTAGATAGCCCAAACCTTACAGGAACGCCTACAGCGCCAACGACCGCTGAATCTGATAATTCACAAAAGATAGCGACTACCGCGTTTATAAAACAGGTTCTGCTTGCTTACGCTAAGCTGGCCAGCCCTGATTTCACAGGGAAACCTACAGCTCCAACTGCTGATCAGAGTTCTAATGACACCCAACTTGCAACAACGGCATTTGTCAGATCGGCTATTGCAGCGCTTGTCGACTCATCTCCAGGGGCGCTGGATACTCTTAATGAGCTGGCTGCAGCGTTAGGTGATGACCCTAACTTTGCAACCACAATGACCAATGCATTGGCGGGTAAGCAGCCCCTTGATGGTACATTGACAAATCTGAGTGGAAAGGATGTTCCCGCGCTTCTCCAATACCTTGGTTTAGGCGAAACGATAAATCTGGCTGCTGGTGCCCTGCAAAAATCGCAAAATGGCGGCGATATTCCTGACAAGGATTTGTTTGTACGTCGTATCGGTGCCGCGCGAGCGTTTGATGGCGCGGTGACTATTGGCGGTGATGCTAACCCGTGGACGACGGCGGAATTTATCGTCTGGCTGGAGTCTCAGGGCGCATTCAATCACCCTTACTGGATGTGTAAAGGGTCATGGGATTATGCAGGTAACAAAGTCATCACAGATACAGGGTGCGGTAATATCTGTCTCGCTGGCGCAGTGATTGAGGTGATGGGAACCCGTGGTGCAATGACGATACGAGTAACCACACCCACCACCACAACAGGAGGCGGTGTACCCAGCGCACAATTCATCTATATCAATCACGGCGAAGGTTACGCCCCGGGCTGGCGACGAGAGTTTAGCCGTACCGGCGACGAGATGACCGGCAACCTCTGTCTTAAAAATGATGGCCGTGTGAATTTCTGCATTATGAATGAAGACGGAACGCCCCGCATGTGGTTATTCAAGGATAAAGGCGGCGACGGTGTTCATATCAACAATGGTCATGATGGCGGCGGGGATTTTATTTTCGGTAAAGACGGCAGTTTTTATGCTTCCGCAGTCCGTGCAGGCATCGGAAAAAAACTGTCAATGACGAGTGATAATAATTCGACACTGACCGCCACGTTTAATTTATGGGGTGACGCTAACAGACCTACCGTGGTTGAACTGGATGACGATCAGGGGTGGCACCTGTACAGCCAGCGAAATCCTGATGGTTCGATTGTCTTTACGGTCAATGGAGATATCACCGCTAACCGTAAGCTGAATGTGGGGGCTGCTACCTTTTCCAGCGACGGCAATGTTAACGGTTCGATGTGGGAGGGCTGGCTGAGTACGTGGATGAGTAATGCCTTTGCCAGCCGCGACAACAATATTAATACCCGGTCGACATGGGACTACGTGAACCAGACCTTCGTCCGGGACGTCAGGGCGGGATATAAGGAGTATGCCCGGGTATGGCAGGCATATGGTTATGACGATACGCCACCTTATGTGATTACCGGGGTGGTAAACAACAACTCTGATGATCTGGTTGATGGGCTCACCGTCGTCCGCTCAGAAAAACATCAACGGCGTCTGGTACAACATTGACTTTATTTAATGAGGTGGAGTATGGCGTGCGGTATTTAAAGAACTTCACGCGTTATTCACCCGTTCCCGATGACAACAACAAAATACCGTTACGCAAGGGGCGAAATTCTTTAAATCAGAAGACGGACAGGACTGGTACGAATGCCAGAAATTATTTTCTCCCGACACAATAAAAATCAACGGCGACGGCGTAATTGTGGCCACCGGGAAAGATATTTCAGGTTTCTGGCCGGAAGGAAAGAGCATTGCAGAAGTACCGGACACCACAGCCAACCGCCGTGTGGATATCAGTGGTCGCTGGGGATTTGACGGAACAAACATCACTGACCTCATGACCACAGACAAAGCCCGTGAACGGAAATCCCGCGAGATTGACGCCTGGCGTGACGCACAGGAGAACAGCGGCATCATTTTTGACTGGAACGGTCGCCGCTGGGATGGGGGTAAGGCGTCACAGGCCAGACTGACCCCGGTACTGACGGTGGCAAAAGCCGGGCAGCTTCCCGACACCTTCTTCTGGACGGATGCAGACAACAACGATGTGGCGGTGACCGCCGGCGACCTGACAGCCCTTGATGCGGCGATGACGCAGGCGATGGTAATGCAGGGCTTTAAAATCCACGAACGGCAGCGGCAGATGAAGAAGGATATCGGGGAGTTGACGAAGGTGAGCGATATTCTGAATTATTCCGTTGGCTGGCCGGAGGGGGGGTAAAAAAACGGGCTGTGCCTCATGATGTCAGAAAGCACAGCCCGGAATCACCACTATCTGTATAAGAGGTTCTCACTGGAACAGGAAAGGTTATTGCACATACTGTGCTGAAGAGTCAACCGCGAAAGCGGTTTTTTTGTGCCGTAAAAACAGGAAGCCCCGCGCTGCGACCAACAGCCGGGGCTTTTGTATTTAATGGAAGGAGCATGAGGTTCAGACATGCCGGTAAAGAATAACACGCCGGAAGACAGATTTGGAGACGATCTGATGATTAAAGCTGAAACCACGCCTCAGGGGGCTGATAAAGCGGCAAAAATAATCGCCATATGTCGTGGTATTCGTCATGTACTGACGCCGATCGCGTGGGTTATCTGTACCGCGCTGGTGGCGTATGTATCGTTACGCCTGAAAGGGTAAGTCAGCGTGAATTTACGCCAGGAAAATATAAAGCCCCGGGCTGCTGCTGACAGTCGGGGCTGATTTGTACTTCACAGGATATGGAGTGTGGGAGGTACTCCGTAATGAATTTTAGCGGAGGAGAATGGATTGTGGAAGCCCTGAAACTACTGGCCGGGAATAAAATTCTTCGCCGTATGTACTATGCAGCCCTGGTGGTTGTGGTGGTGTATTCGCTGGCGGGGTCATCGGTGCTTTCTGAGTTGATCCGGGTGATGGTACGATGAGCCGCTTCACCACGCCCGCCATTCTTGAAATGCTCGATCACTATCGATGGCGGGTACATGAACCCTTTGCGTTTTACCTCAGCGACGATAACAGCGACATAATCGAAGTACCCGCCGGATTTGTCACTGATCTCGCTACCGTTCCGCGCATATTCTGGACACTGCTACCACCGGACGGTAAATACGCCAAAGCGGCAATCATTCACGACTACCTTTACGACAACGCGCTACGAACAAAGAAGGAAGCTGACAAAATATTTCTCGACGGCATGACGGTACTGGGCGTGCCGAGGTGGAAACGCACGGTAATGTACTGGGCGGTTAGGTTGTTCGGGCGGGGGAGCTACTAAAAGCCCGACGCGGTGAGGAGGCGCAGGCCATTAAACTGGTCATGGTAAACACATTTAAGTCCAAAGAGAAACGCCCGAGAGTATCAGGCGTTTTTGGTTCAATAGTTATGAAAGTTTTATTCGATACCGTACTTTTTCTCGGTCACAAACTTGGGTTCTTTCCAGTTGGGGCCTTTTTTAACAAGCATTTTGTCTCCCCACACAACTATTCCGTCCTGCCGTAATTTCTCAAAAACCCGCATAAATTCACCAGAGCTGATCACATCAAAATTATGGCGGCTGAAAAAACGATCCATCTGTGGGTACCCAAAACCACCTTCATTTCTGACCAAGAAAGCAATAATGTCTGATACTGTTTCTTCTTTCGCTAAGCGTTCAAAATCAATCATTTTAACATCCTCAACTCTTGTTCTTCCGCAGCTTTTAAAGCCTCCCGGGTATACAACAACGCCTCATCATTGCCTAATTGATAGTCTTCTAAAGTCGCTGTATGAGTGTTATTCCATGTGGCTCCATTATCGTCAGGTGATACTCCGTCAGGTATCCCAAGTAACCGATATCTTTCCAGCTCCCTGATTTCATGAGTATAAAAACGCTTGTCGACATCGGTAGGTTGCAGTTCTCCCTTAAGAATTTTCTCAAGCCGGTCGATCATTACCTTGTTAGCATCTGATTCGGTAAACCGCCCGGTATGCAGTTTCACCTTCTCCACGCCAGCGTGGTCAATTATGGCTGTTTTCCAGTCCAACTTCTGAATGGGTCCACCGGCTTTGTCTGTGTTATAAGGTCTACCGCTGTATTCCCCTTTAGCATTAGTTTCACCATAAGGGCCACTCAGCATCACATAGACCGGTTCCACGCCTGTGCCGGCTGCGTCAGGACGCCAGTATATAAAATCCTGTAGTCCTCCGATATCTGCTGCTGGTGTAGTCGTTACAGTGATGGTCTCCACCGGCTTTATTTCTGTACCGGTATGTACTGGTGTTACCGGAACTGATGGCGGGGGACTGGCAGTATCTGAGGGGGCTGCGGGCGGAGGTGCCGGGTTTACCAGAATAATCCGCTCAGGTGCGCCAGCGATGGCCGGTACAGTAATTCTGTCCAGACCGGTTGCTGCATCACGTACCGCATTCAGTACAGGGACCGCGGCGGGCAGATTATCACCGGTTTTCAGTAACTGCATCGCCATCTGACCGTTACTGTTTACCAGTTGTGCGCGTATCGGCAGGTTCACGCTGGTTGCGCCCGGCTCAATCTTCACATCCTGACCGGCCAGCAGTTGTGCATTCAGCGCAAACATAGCCTCAAGGTCGCGCCCGGGAACTTTATCACTACCACCACCTGCGGGAGGCGAGAACAATATTGTAGAGGCTGCTGCCACTACAGGTCCTGCTGTACCCGCTGTGGCTGTTGCGCTAACGGATGCAATTCCCCGACCTATAGCAGCCACAAGGTTGCTGAGCATCTCACCCGCCGCCGTCCATACTCCGCCACCTGCAACGGAAAGTTGCATCGCTCCGGGAGCCTGGCTGAGAGCCATTACTCCAGTGGCTCCCAGTGCAGCCTCTGCGGCTTTAACCATTTCTGGTGTATACGTCGGGGCTGGCACTACGCCTGCTCTGGCAAACAGGGCTTCACGTTCGGCCTTCGCTTTGGCTTCAGCTTCTGCTTTTGCCTCAGCTTCGGCCTTCGCTTTGGCTTCAGCTTCTGCTTTTGCCTCAGCTTCGGCCTTCGCTTTGGCTTCAGCTTTTGCCTCAGCTTCGGCTTTTGCTTTGGCCTCAGCTTCGGCTTTTGCCCGCGCCTGATTTTCCTCTTCCTGACGTTGCTGTAGCGGCCCCGCCATCAGGCTGACCACCATCGCAAAATACAGCGGCTCCAGCCCGCTTCCCTCCGGAAACACCACGATGCAGTCGGTGGTGTTAGCCCCGACCGTAAAGCCGGCCGGGTGCAGCCCGCTGGCATTTTCCTCGGGCCGGGGGAAGCGCAGCTCGCCTCGCTCCGACGCGCTGAAGGTGAAGGTGTACGGGGCCATCGGCCCGGGCAGGTGCCCGATGGTATAATAGGCCCCGTTGGCGATCGCAGTGGCCCTCACCACCGGCAGGCTGTGAGGCTGTGCGCCCGAGCCAGTGGCGCAGATATACTGCGCCCCGTCGTGCACCTCGTCCTGAATGCGGGTATGCACCTGAACCGCATCCGCGGACAGGCTCGCATCGCTCACCGCCTGCGCAGGGAAATAGACGAATACCGGGTCCCACGCGACCTTCGGATCCCACGGGTAGCCCGCTGCGGGACTCAGCTTCCAGAGGTCGTAGCTCAT